CCACAAGGGGCTTGTAACTAGGCACAAGGGCATCTGGTACCTCCAGTATTGGAGCAGGCATTCTAGGCGGTTCTGGAAGGGCCATGTAGGGAAGCACAGGAGGCTCCCCTAAGTCCATCAGAGTTTAGATGCAGGGAACAAACCGTTGCGAATGAACTCAACGGCTTTGTCATCAACTTCATTATCAGTTGACTCAGCCAACTTAGTCAGCATGTCAACGATAAGAAGTTTAACTTTGTCAGAGTTCAGAAAGCTGAACAGAATTGGACGGATAAGGGTAATCATAATTTTAATCAGGGGGTTGTGGTGTGTTTCCTTCGGCTAGCCATTTAAGATATTCTTGATAGTCGGTGTTGGCGGGGTCAAGAGGGATAGTCAAATTAGTCCCAATTTTATTGATACATACCAAATTACCGTATTGATCGTTGATCTGTTTGTAATTCATAATTCAGCTCTTAATTCAAGAAAACCGTCTGTGGTGTTTGCAAGTAATTGACCTCCAGTTGCAGAAGTGCTGCCTCCGGATGCACTAACACCTAGAGTAACTGCGGTACTTGAGGCTGCGTTAAAACCTATTGCGGTACAAACTTGTTGTCCGCCACCTGTAATCCCTTCAGTAGTAAAATGACCGACTGAAGAAATATCTATACTAGGTTGTGCTCTCATTGTTGTTGGGAGAAAAAGTGTAGGAAAACAACTACTGACTGAGCCATTACCTGCAGTTGCCATACGCGCGTTATTTGTATGCGCTATTACACGCAAATAGTATCTCTGACACCTAGCCAGCTCATCACCATAACTACGGTGTTCAAACGGTGTAGCTTTGTCGCCGACTTCTAGTTGGACACCAGTAACATCCCAAGTTGCATCAACAGTAGTCATAAAACTGTTTTCTGAATGTCCAGCAGCCCAGATTGCATCGCTGTAGTCAGTCCATGTAGTTGGTTGTGTTCCAGATGTGAAATCAGGTCCGGCAGCGATCTGCCAACTAACACGCATACCTTCATAATTAGCGTCGGGTATAGCAGCACCGGCAGTATCACCGACCCAAGTTTCTGACACGTATTTCCATGTATCAGCTTCCTCTGAGGAAATAGTGTAAGTTTTATTCAATTGTCTTCCACTACTACCATCTGCGCGATAAAGCTTGAGAGCATAGGTACCAGGCTGAGAAGATCTGACCCAAAAACTAAGGGTAAGAGATTTAGCTGAAGATGTACTGTGAAATAAATGCTGAATATCTTGACCCTCGATTAGGCTTTCTACAACAATCTGATCATTACCGCTTACTGTAGTTTCAGCTGTTGTTGTTTTTATACGGTAACAAGACGTGAACTCACCGTTTACAGAAACAGTTTCTTGAGTAGCTTCACCTTGCCATTCACCTCCATTAGTTCTAACTTCAAAGTGGTCTACTGGACCAATGTATGCTTCAGTGGAGGAAATTGAAGGAGTAGTTTGCCGTTGGTTAACACGGCAAGCGCCGTTGATAATCAAGTTACGGTTACTTAGTTGACCACTTGTTGGCAACTGAACACCATCTAGCTGAACGTGTCCATCACTATCAATTTCAATACCGCCATCTGTTGTGCCGGTAGCTTCGATTTTATTTACTTTAAGTGTGCTCATATTTAACCTCCGGGTTTAGTAGGCCAAGTTGGATTAGCCGGATCACTGGTGTTAGCAGGCAAGTCCCGGAGTGCTTGGCGGTATGTTTGCATTTCAGATGACATGGTTACATCGGAAAGTGCTAGGTAGTCTGTTTCAGCTAGGATCTGGTTGCGTTGTCTACGTAATTGCAGCCAAAGCTCTTCATTGGAAAGACTAAATCCTGCTCGCCATGCTTCAGCATCTGCACCACTCAGCCGAGTTTCTACTGTTTGACCAGTAGAAGCGTTTGTTTCAAATAAAATAATGTCTTTAGTCATGGCTTAACGAGAGTGAATTTTAAAACTACCAGCATCAAAAGTATCAGATGTCTGCAAAGAAATACGATCTATGGAAGTACCACCTGTCCACGAAAAACCACCGTAAGCCACTAAACTTTGTTCAACACCTATTACCCAATTTCCGACTACAGCATCACCTGAGTCGCAAACAATTTGAATAACACCGTTGTAAACATTAGCGTTGCTTACAAAACCAACTTGAGATAATCTGATACTACTGCTGTTTGATGCACTGTCAGCTGCTGAATTATGGGCTGTGGTCCAATTGTAATTAGCAGTGCTTAAAGATCCATTACCTATTTGCATTAGAAGTTGAGGAGAAGCGCTTCCTGCCATTGATATTCCTTCAACAGCAATAAGATGGAATGTTGCGTTAGTATCAAGACCAGTAACTGTGTGACTGCTTCCAGAAGTTGTAGTTACTTTTGCACTGCTAGTAAAACCAACAGTCGGTAAGGTTCCAAACTCAAGTGTCCCAGGTGTAGCGCTGTTCTTAAGGTATTGACCAGCGGTGCCAATACCAGTAGGTAGTGTCAGAACTACATCACTATTAACTGTATCGGGAACATCCAGTTCAACCGAGCCACCACCGTTGGTGGCGTTTAGTTTAAGTCCCATTATTCACCTCCAGGTTCAGCCTGTGAGGCAACGAATGCTTGATAAGCAGCTACAGCTTCATCAGTCCACAGTGCACCAGCAATTGCCTGCACTTGTGCACAGTCCCCGGATACATCAGTTCCAGGGACACAACAATGTCGGTGATAAGTACGACCGACTTCTTTACCGTCTTTTTCAACGATGTCAGCCCTGCGAACTTGCAGGATGTTATAGGGAGGAATTACCTCCACTTTGTATTCTTGTCGTTCAGTAAATGCCATTTAAGATTATTCTCCGAATAAAATAGGTTTAGCATTGTTTTAAGCCGTTGCAAGCTTAAGTAGACATATAAGTAAATGATCCACGAAATTCTAAAGTTCCAGATCCACCTCCAAGTTCAGTCCAAGTTAGATAAGTTGTGGTTCCTAGTGTTTCTACGCCTTGCAGTGCACTGCCAGCCATTCGGAGTCTAGGATTGTTTGCTGTGTTTCCAATTCCTATTGTGTGTCCGCAGTCGTTAAAACTAAAAGCAGGATCATTTAAATTGCCGCCGTGGGTAAAAGGCAAACCAGTAATAGAAACAGTACCTCCGCCAAAATTACTGCCTGAAAAGTTTATAGTACAAAAAACAATCCTACCAATTTTTACATATTTTGCACTACATGAACCTAGAGTGCCCGAGGTATTACCGCTTACCCCTACAGTCCAAGTACCTTCCTCGTAATCATCAAGTAGTTCATTTACGTTCGCTGCATTAGTGCCATCGGCTGTAGCACTAAAGTCAATACCGTGACCACTAGCAACAACAAGGTTGCCATCAGATAAATTTAGGTCACCCTGTTCAACAGTAAAATCTCCATCACTTTCAACCGTAGCTCGATTCGTACCACCGGTAACAAACTGGATTTCATCTGTTCCAAACTGCAGACCTGTATCGGTGTCTGCTCCCGTAATAGCTGGATTAGCGGTGCTATTAGTACCGTCAATTCTTACAGTCATAGTTAAACAATAGTCCAGTTAGAGGAAGCAGGGACAGTGACGGTTACACCACTGTTAATAGTAATAGGTCCAGCAGATAAAGCATTACGGTTTTCAGTGATGGTGTAGCTATCTGTGACAGTCTGCTCATGCTCGTAGAAAACCAAGTTGTTGTTACTGCCAGATGCACCACCAGCAGTACCCCAGCTCAGGTTGCCAGAACCATCAGATTTCAATGCGTGACCATTGACGGTTGCATCAGTAGCAGGTAATGTCCAAGTGACGTTTGATGCGATAGTTCCAGGTGCTTGGAAAGCAACCCAGTTACTACTATCAGAATCCGCAAACCTAAGGTCTGACTGAGCATTAAGGGTGAGGTCACCCGTCATTGTGCCACCAGCATCAGCAACAAAGTTGTTGTCTACATAATTCTTAGTAGCAGCATCGGTGCTAGCAGTAGGGTCACTAACACTTGTAATTTTGCTGCTGCTTACATCAACACTACCTGTGCCTTTAGGTTCTAAAACAAGGTTAGAGTTAGTATCAGTAGAGTTTTTAAGA